ACCACCAGCGTGTACGAGCGAACCCGCCGAATCGATTTGCCAAAGGCTACTTCTGGCTGGCTGATGCGTATCACGCGACTGACGATCAACCAGAACAACAACAAAATCTCCGACACGATGCAGATCGCCGGCTTCACTGAGGTGATCGACGCCAAGTTGCGGTACCCGAACACCGCGCTGCTCTACATTGAATTTTCCGCCGAGCAGTTCCGGAGCATTCCGGCGGTGACCGTCGAGACCAAGCTCAAGAAAATGCAGGTACCGAGCAATTACGACCCGGTGTCGCGTTCATACACCGGGATCTGGGACGGCACCTTCAAGCAGGCTTGGACTGATAACGCGGTTTGGATGACCTACGACATCACCACGGCTGATCGCTTCGGCCTGGGCCGCCGCATCAAACCGTGGATGGTCGATAAGTGGGAGCTCTACCGAATTTCCCAGTACACGGATCAACTCGTGCCAGACGGTAAGGACGGCATGGAGCCCCGCTTCATCTGCAACCTGAACCTGCAAAGCAAGGCCGACGCCTGGTCCCTGCTGCGTGACATCTCGGCGATATACAGGGGCATGACCTACTGGGCCCAGGGCCAGGTGTTCACCCTGTCGGATATGCCGCGCGCCACTGACTTCGATTTCGCCTACACCCGGGCGAACGTCATCGATGGCAAGTTCACCTACTCAAGCGCATCGGAGCGTACCCGCTACAGCCGGGCTCTGGTCAGCTACGACAACCCGTTGAATAACTACGACACCGACGTCACTTCTGTCACCGACCAGAAGCTGCAGCGGCGCTATGGCGACAATCCGCTGGAGATCAGCGCGATCGGCTGCACGCGTGAGTCGGAGGCGCAGCGCCGCGGCAAGTGGGCCTTGCTCACCAACTCCAAAGACCGGGCTGTGACTTTCCGTGTCGGCCTAGACGGGCGCATCCCTCTGCCTGGCTACGTAATCCCGATCGCTGACGAACTGTTGGCGGGCCGGCCCGTGGGCGGGCGTATCTCAGGGGTGAGCGGCAAAGTCATCACCCTGGACCGCGACACCCAGGCCAAGCCCGGCGACCGTCTGATTCTCAACCTGCCCGACGGCAAGTGCGAGGGGCGCACCGTCCAGTTGGTCAGTGGCCGGCAGGTCACCGTGACTGTCGCTTACTCCGTGCCACCCGAACCCGAACTGGTGTGGGCGTTGGATGCTGACGATCTCGCCATCCCGCTGTACCGCGTAGTGAGCGTGGCCCGGCCAGAGCCCGGCGTATTTGAAATTTCGGCGGTGCAATATGACCCGAGCAAGTTTGCGCACATCGACACTGGCGCGCGCCTGGAAGAGCGGCCAATCAGCGTTATCCCGATCACCGTGGTACCGGCGCCGGCCAGCGTTACGCTGACGTCGAGTTACGCGGTGAATCAGGGTATTGCCATTAGCACCATGAACATCTCGTGGCCTGCCGTGATGGGCGCCGTCGCGTATGACGTGGAGTGGCGCAAGGACAGCGGCAACTGGATCAAGGTGCAGCGCACCGGTTCGACCAGTGTCGATGTCACCGGCATTTATTCGGGCGCCTACGTGGCCCGGGTGCGGTCGGTGAGTGCTTTCGAGATCTCGTCGATCTGGAAGAGCTCCAACCTGACCAACTTGGAAGGGAAGGTAGGTTTGCCGCCGGCGGTGTCGTTCCTGACCACCACTAGCGAACTGTTCGGGATCAGCATCAAGTGGGGCTTCCCACCAGGAGCCGAGGATACCCAACGTACGGAACTGTGGTATGGCCCTGCAAACGATTTGGGGGCTGCTACCAAGCTGGCCGACCTGGCGTATCCGCAGGCGGATTACCGCATGCAGCAGCTGCTTGCAGGTGCAACGCTGTTCTTCTGGGCGCGCCTGGTAGATCGCACCGGTAACGTCGGCCCGTTCTATCCCGTTGCCGGCGGCGTGGTGGGGCAGGCCAGTTCGGACGCAGGGCCAATCCTGAATATGCTGGCTGGGAAGATCAGCAAGACAGAGCTTGGCCAGGACCTGCTCAGCGACATCAACAAGATTCCGGGCCTGCAGGACCAGATCGATGCGCTCGACGATATCCTGCTGTACGACGCCCAGAAGACCTACGTCGCCGGCGACACCGTGCGCCAGGGCCAAAGGCTGTACCAGTCCACCGCAGACGTGCCGAAAAGCACACCGCCGCCGAACCCTGCTTTCTGGCTCGACGTTGGGCAGACCGTCGGCACTGTCGGCGCCTTGGCGCAGCAGGTCGCGCTGAACAAAACCAACCTCGAGACCGTCGACGGCAAGGTAGTTGCGCAGGCCTCAACGCTCAATGCGCTACGCGCGGCCACCAGGGATGATTCCGGCAACGGCTCTAAGATCGATGCGCTGAAAGGATGGTCGAGTACGGCGGCGATCGCCCGAGAAGAATCGGTTAGATCGTCTGCCCAAGAGGCAACAGCGCAGCGCCTCACCACACTGGACGCTTCTGTCGGTGACAACGGCGCCAAGCTCACCAACCTTGAGCGCGTGACGGCAACCGATCGCACGGCTACGGCGGAAAGTCTCACTCAGCTCAATGCAAAAGTGGGGGCCAACGAGGCGACCATTCAGACCACGAGCAAGGCGGTAGCCGACCTGAGCGGGGATCTTTCGACGATCTGGTCTGTGAAGATGGAGACCGCAGCGGGCGGCCAGAAGTACGCCGCATCGTTTGGCCTGGGCCTGCAGGTCGATCCGTCCGGGGTGTCGTCGCAGTTCGTCGTGCGGGCCGACACTTTCATGCTACTGAACCTGGCCAACGGCACGCCGGTGTCGCCGTTCTCGGTCACCGGCGGGCAGACATTCATCCGCTCGGCCTTCATCCAGGACGGCACCATCACCAACGCGAAGATCGGCAACTACATCCAGTCGAATAACTACGTGGCGGGTACCAGTGGATGGAAGTTGTTCTTCGACGGAACGTTTGAGATTAACGGGATGGTTCCTGGTCAAGGCCGCTCGATTATGACGAATCGATCGTTGCGGTTTTGGGATGTTAACGGCATCAAACGCGTTCAAATCGGAGATTTAAGTGAATGAGTGCTGGGATAAGGATTTGGGGGGCTTCGGGCGGTCTTCAACTGGATGAAAACTCTTTCACTGTAAGGGTGGTTTACTCTGCGCTTATAGACTCTTCAGTGCCAGGTTCAGGTCGGAGTGTGTACATATCAATCCCAGGAGTAGAGCCTTCAAATCACACGGCTATTTGCTTGCCCAACGAGCCCTGGTCCGGAAGTACGAGCAGTCAAAATGCTCGCAACTCTCAGTTTGATGCCCAGGTACTATCGGGTGGGGTCAGGGTTTGGTTCTCAAACAGGAACATGCCGACTGGACGAATTGGCATAAGCACCCAAAGGCTGCTGGTGTTAAAATATAAGTGAGGTTGAAATGACGTATGGTCTCACATTTACCAATAGCGCAGACGTAGTAACACTCGACTCTGAGTTTTCCAGGCTTGTTGTACTGTACTCCGCAAGGTATGGGGAAAACGGTGTTAAAGGTGCCGCATTTCCAACGCCAATCACATCGCTTGAACCCCCTTTAATTTTTGCGAGGCCCGATGTAAGCGGCGGTTTTCAGTGGGTCAGGCTTCTTGGTGGTCCCGGTAATTGGACCGGCTTTGTTAATGAAGCGGCTGGAGTTGGAAATTATTTTTTAGCCGCTTACGAATCAAAGCCGACTGCAGGATATGGATTGAGGTTGTGGAATGGTAATTCAAAGCTTCTATTTGACAATGGAACGCCTTGTGCCCAATTCACAAGTGTAGTCACTACATGGACATTCGTCAGTGCAGAAAATCCATCGCCCGGCAGATGGCTTTACACGTATCTAGCACCTGCCTCATTCAATACCGGCGATTATATGCTTATCAATAATATTGCATATGATCTTCCAGGTAATGATACATTTTCTAAGCTTAGCTGTGGTTTCAATTACGCCGCCAATACGGTGTCGGTTTATCTTCAGAATATCGGAGATTTTCGAACGGATTCATTGTTTCTACCATTATTGTTCGCAAAGCCAATGCCACAATGATTTTGGTATGGGTTTGTGATTCTGATGTCCAAGTCTTGAGGCGGTATTGATGCTGCCTTTAGATGATTATTTTCATGGAGAAATACATGGTTTGGCAAAGAGCAGGCTCGGTCACTGTTCAAACTAACAGCAATACAGTAATTGGAGTCGGCGTGGACTTCGCCGCGAGCAGCAGAAACGGCGATTCGTTCATCGGGCCTGATGGCTTCACTTATGAGGTTGGCAACGTCGCGAATGCTACGGTCATTTCGATCATTCCTGCGTACAAAGGCCCGTCAGTCAGCGGGGGCGCCTACGCCATCATGCCGGTGCAGGGCTACGACAAGATGCTCTCGGATGCCTTCAACAACCTGAACAATCAGTTTGGGCCGAAGCTGGCAGCGCTGGGCACCACTGGCAATTACGATATTTTGCCCGTATCAAAAGGCGGGACCGGTCGCACCACGATTGGCACCTCGATAACCGCCGACATCGCTACAAGCCTTTCGGATACGACGCCTGGGCGGTTACTGCCTATGGGCTACGGCGGGCTGGGCGCAAAGGACAACATGCTTTATTTGGGTGACGTAAACCCGGATGACTATCGCGCCGGTGGGGAGTACTTGGGGAACTTCCTCATTCTTGGCACCCGAAAGGTGGGGGTATTGATCGTCCACCCGGGATCAAATGCAACATTCGCTGGCCAGGAGTTCTTGGCCCTTGATGAAGATTCTAAATACTTCCGGACGCAGTCGCTTTCTTCATGGCGTGCTTGGAAAAAGCTGCCGGGCGCCGGTGCAAACACTGATATCACCAGTTTGTTAGGTTTAACAACGGCGCTCTCAGTCTCGCAAGGTGGTACCGGAGGAAAAACCCAAGCGGATGCTCGTGCGGGCCTTGGGCTTGGCTCGGCTGCTACAGCGACTCTTGGTTCTGCGGCTGGGAACGTAATGGCGGTTGGCGCGGGCGGGCTGCTTGGCGTGGCTATCGGAATCCCTCAGGGAACAGCCTTGAGCCTGGTGCAGAAGACACAGTTCTCGACGACCAGCAGCAATGCTGACGTTCCAGCCGCCGCCCCTTACTCAACGCTGATAACGATCAAGTATCCAGAAGGATTTCGTCAAAGTGAGCTCGCAGCGAACATCCTCGATGGCAGCCTCTACTCGCGCGTCACTTTGGCGAACGGCGCTACTACGCCGTGGCGGAAAATCTATGACGACACCAACACCACACGTGCCGCTGACGGCACCCTGAAGGCGATCTGACCATGGCAAGAGCAGCAATCAATGTCCTCGGGGCGACTGGCGCGACCTACGACTTCGTGACCAATGGCGCCGGGGTGGTGGGATCATCCCGCGAGTCGGTTGGCGTGTATCACATCACAGGATGCCTCGGCATGGTTCCGTTCCCGCCAGCGGATGATGGTTGGGGCTACACCGTCAACCAGGTGGACTCTCGGGCGGACGTGGACATTCAATTCGATGACGATGCGCTGGTCGTGACGGTGACCAAGGACGGAAAGCCATACGATCTGAAGCACATGATCACGCTGCACATTCTGGTGCCTGATGCTCCAGTGGTGGAGATGCCACAGGAAGCGCAAACTGAGGCAGCTCCCGCTATTCCCGAAGCCTGACCAACGCAAAGAATACCACTGCCGCCTTGAGCGGTTTTTTTTCGCCTGGAGAAACGTATGCCGATCACCGAGCAGCAACTGCTGCAAATCCTCCCGAACGCCGGCCGTCAAGCCGGCGTTTTCGTTCCTGTGCTGAACACGGCCATGGGCCGCTATGGCATCGTCGGCAAGTTGCGCGTGGCCGCGTTCATCGCCCAGGTCGGGCATGAGTCGGGCCAACTGCGCTATGTGCGCGAGATCTGGGGGCCCACAGCCCAGCAGGCCGGCTATGAAGGCCGCGCCGATCTGGGCAACACCGTTAAGGGGGACGGTTCGAAGTACCGTGGCCGGGGCCTGATCCAGATCACCGGCCGGGCCAACCACTCCGCGTGCGGTGAAGCACTGGGCCTCGATCTGATCAACAAGCCCGAACTGCTGGAGCAGCCGCAATACGCGGCAATGTCAGCAGCATGGTTCTGGTCGACCCGCGGGCTGAATACGCTGGCAGACCAGAAGGATTTCACGAAGATCACCCGCCGCATCAATGGTGGGCTCAATGGCCAGGCTGACCGCCAAGCGCTGTATGACAAGGCGCTGCAGGTGCTGGCATGACGCCGGCACAGAGGCTGGCCGGGCTCGCAGTGCTGATCTTGGTGCTGATGGCTGGCGCCGCCGGCGCGGCGTGGCAGGTGCAGGACTGGCGCATGGGCAAGCGGTTGGCTGAGCAGCTTGCAGAGCAGGGCGCCGAACACCAGAAGGACCTGGACGCAATCACAAGTGAGGCTTGGCGTCAGCAAAATGCTGAGCAGGATAAGCGCTTGGCCATCGAACAGCAGCTTGCCGCGCAAGACCAACAACACACCCGAGAACTTTCCGATGCTCAACGCAACCAGGCTCTACTGCGCGATCGCCTTGCCACTGCTGATGTGCGGCT